AGTGAAGATGTTTTGGGATGGCCCATAGAATAGCTTGTAGTGGGCTGAGCGATATGGCACCGCGCCAACATCGTCGTCCAAGTTCGACACTTTGCGCGTGGGATCGGGCTCATGGGCGAGGCAGGCCCGGAAGCCATCCTGCCGCTGCGACGAGGTCGGGGTGGTCGGCTCGGGGTCGAGACGAGCGATGAAGGTCAAACTGCGCAGCCCGCAACCCGCATCGTCAACGTGCTCGATCCGTCCATTGTCGGCGATTATCTGGCAACGCCTGCGGGCGAGCGGCTGATCATCAACGTGATCCGGCGCAACCGGGGAGGACTTGATGCTTAGGCTCTGGCCATTCCCGGTGCGCCAACCGCTCACTGAAGTGCTGGAATGGAACACCGACACTCTGATTACCGAGGCGGCCGAACAGCGGATCGCGCTGCGCACGGTGCCAAGGTCGATCCTGACGGTCTCGCACTTGCTCGATGCGACAGGCCTCGCGCGTGCTGCCGAGCTTGCCCGGGCCGGGTTGGTCGATAAGTGGACGGTGCCGCTCTGGCATCTTGCGCGCCCGGCGACGGCACCGATCGATGCCGCCGACCTGACTGTGTTCGTCGACACGGGCGAGGCAACCTTCGAAGCACCAGGACAGGCCGTCATCGCAGCCGACGGAGGGGAGGCATATCTCGTCGTGGTCAGCGCTGTCCTGCCGGACCGGCTGGAGCTGGCCGCGCCTGCGGGCGAGAGCCTTGTACATCCGATTGTGGCCCCGGTGGGCATCGGGTTCCTGACGCGGCCCCTCGAGATTGACCGGCGCCGTCAGGGACTGGGAATAGTGACGGCGAGTTTCACACTGCAAGACGGGACCGAACTGGCCGCAAGCAGTTATCCGACCCACCTCGGGTTCGATGTGCTGACCGATCCGGCCGTGCTGCGCCAGCCGCTGGCCGAGAGCATCGCGCAATCCGTGGAATACATCGATAACGGCTTCGGTCCCATCGTGATCGAACCCGTGCTGACCCATGTCCAGCGCCGCTCGACGGTCACCTTTGTCGACCGGGGTGTGGCCCGCTGGATGCGCCGCCGCTGGTTGCATGGATTGCGCGGCCGCCAACGTGCCTTCTGGCTTCCGACCTGGGGGCGGGAACTGATCCTGCAGACGCCGGTGACCTCCTCGGCCACCTCCGTCGTTGTTGCAGCCACCGCCGATCCCGGCGTCTGGATCGGACGGCATGTGATGTTCGATATCGCTTCCGGCCCAGTGTTCCGCGAGATCACCAACGCCGTCTATGACGCGCTCGGGATCCGGCTGACCATCGCGGCACCGGGGAAGACCATTCCAATAACAACACCCATTCATCTGCTCACCAGGGTGCGGCTCGATACCGACCGGATCGAACTGGAGCATTTTGCGGATCGGACTGAGTTCGCGGCAAGCCTGATTGAGATTCCTGCATGACCTATGATCTTGCCGAGACCTCGACCGCCGAAGGGCGGCCGTATTTCCTGTATCTGTTTGCGAAAGGCGATCATGTCTGGCGTTTCACCAGCCGGGCTGCGGCCTGGACCTCGCCTGCTGGGGCCATCGCTGATGAAGCCGAGGATCTGATCTGGGGCCCTTCAGCGGTCAGCCACGGCTCCGTCGTTCAGAGCAGTGATCCCCGCCGGGTCGACCTCAGCGTCACCTTTCCGCTCTCCGATCCCTTCGCGCGCCGTTATCTCGGGCCCCGCGGCCGGGCGGTCACGACGCTCACAATCTTCCGGGGGCATGAACAGGTGCCAACGGAGGTGGTTGCGCATTGGAAGGGCCGGGTCGTCTCGGCCCGGGTCGAGGGGCGGCGCATCACTCTGCGCTGTGAATCCCTGTTCACATCCATGCGCCGCGAGGGCGTCCGCGCCAAATACCAGCGCCTCTGTCGTCATGCGCTGTTTTCGCGGGGCTGCCGTCTCGACATCGAGAGTTTTTTCGTCGGGGGCACAGCTAGCGCGCATCAGGGCCTCACAATCACTGTCCCCGAAGTCGCGTTGCTGCCAAACGGCTGGTTCCGAGGCGGAGTGCTGCGCCACGCGGGCCTTCTGGGATTCATCACCGGGCATGTCGGGGACGCCCTTACGCTTTCCGGCCGGATGCCCGATCTGGAGGCAGCCATCGATGATCCTGAAGCCCTGGCGCTCGTCGGGATCGCGCCCGGCTGTGATCTGCGGCGCGACACCTGCAAAGCCAAGTTCGGCAACCTGCTGAACTTCGGTGGGTTCCCGGATATTCCCGGCCGCAACCCGTTCGGAGGAACGAGCATCATCTAGTGTCGGCACCGTGAGTGCTCGATCACGAAAATGTCGGCTTAATATTGCAAATCTGCCATCCGACAAAAACACCCTCATTACTATTCAAAGTCCAAAGCATCCGGATTTGGACCCATGCCACATGCAAGCAGGAAATTCGCTTCTCCTCAGCGACAAAACAGTCTCTCAAGCATGACTCAGCGAACTTTTTGGCGCCCAAGATCTGTCTATGAGGAGAGCCTACTAACAGCCACTGCTTTGTGAAACGGCCATTTGGATGCTACTATTTGACATTGAAGTTGATTTTTTAGAAGGCTTTTGATCATGCCCGACGAAGACGAGCTTTTTGAAAGACCCGAACTGGAAGGCCCTTTGGGCGAGCATGCCGACCCGTACGAAGCGGCAAAACAGATGGAAATCGAGCCCGCCGAAATTCCGCCACTTCCAACCGACCTCGACACGCCGCTGGCGCCAGAAATTAGCGACGATCACAAACCAGTCTTCATACTAAGCGATATCCACATCGGCAGTAACGCACAATTTCGCATCAGCCCAAAGCACGTAATCGACAAGGCCCGCTCCAACTGGTTCCCTCAACCCGAGCCCAGACGTCTGTTAGTCTGGCTGCATTGGGTCACCCGGGTCGCGCAGCAGATTGCGCCGAACCGACCCTATGACGTCGTGTTGGTTGGAGACTTTCTGGACATCTGGCAGGCCGACCGTCCACCGGGTTTGCGCGACAACTACATCCTCAGGATTGGTGATATTCTGGGAACCAACGCATCCTTCTTCAAAGGTTTTACCGCTTGGCTCGCCACCAATCCACGCGCCCATTTCCACTATTTGATCGGCAACCATGACGATCCTTTCTACCGCGGTGATGCCACCGAGGATGATCTCTTCGGCCTGGGCCTCGTCAGCAACGCGACGTACGGAAAGTCAAAATACGACTTCATGCGATTGCGCGCTCAGTTCCTTTCCTATCTTGACGATCTGGCCGGAAAGCGACTGGGAAATATCTCGATCGCCAAGCGCTATCTAAACAACACCTTTCGGCTTTACTGCGAACATGGCCATAAGAACGACGACCATAACCTGCGCGGCTCCAACTATTGGGGCCACAATGGTCCGCCACCCGGTCAGAAGGTCGTTGAAACAGCGATGAACGTCATCACAGAAATGCCGGGACCCGGTGGCAGCTACCCTTTCCAAGGATTTGCCAGCATGGGGGCCAAGAGCATGAACCAGATCGTCACCTGTATCAATGACCTTGGCCAAATCACACCCGAGCTGCGCGACGCGATCGAAGAGTTCAGGCAAAATTTCGCCTCAGCCCTAGGCGCCGAATATTGGATCGCCAATGAGGTGCTTCCCGAAAACCTCACCGATTGGATTGCGGAACGCAAGACCGATCCAAAGAAAACCAATGACAGCAATTATGATTACATCAAGCGCAAGCTGATAAGCGAAGGTGGGGGGTTCCAAATCGCCGTTATGGGGCATACGCATCTGTTCGACTGGCGAGAGTCGCAAGACGAAATCTACGCCAACTCTGACAGTTGGATCCCGAAATATACGGTAAGAGAACGCCAGATAGGCAATCAGAAGATTTGCGAGTTGGTGGAGGCGACCGGCCCGAAACACCCGTTCCTGATCGCCCGTTGGAAGCCCTTGCAAACAGGCGGCGGCGCCACGAATATCCGCGGCAAAGTTGAGTTGATATATTACACGTTCACCCCCTCATTATCGGAACTCGAGCGCGGCGAAGTGAATGTTAGGGCTTAGTCGGATGTGGAGACGGATTATGCAATCTCGAACTCAAGAGGCATGGCCCCTCACAAAAGATGGTTCAGAGGCCTGAAAGCAGGTTTTTCGGGAACGCTCGTTCCGTCCCGATCTCCCGTCGTTATACCGATTTCCGATAAGATCTGCTCTCGGATGAAACAGTCATATGAGCCGCAAAACTTTCGCGACAACTGACGCCAGAGCGTTCTGCTTCTCATCGCACCAACGTATTCGGCAGCGGTTGCAAGCCTGCGCCGCCAAGATCCTCTGAGGCAGCCGTTCTGAGCGTGTTCGACTGCTGAAACACACTGAAAGTTGATATCCATGGTCTGGAACTTCGTTGTCCAGATCGTCGCCAGCCTCGTGCTGACGGCGATCTCCTATGCAGTGTCGCCGAAGCCGAAGGCCGAAGCCCCGAAGGCAGCGGGGCTTGATGATTTCGACCTCCCGACAGCGGAGGAAGGCCGTCCGATCCCCGTGGTCTTCGGCACCATGCTGCTGCGCGGTCCGAATGTGGTCTGGGCGGGAGATCTCAGGGTCGATCCGATCCGCAAGAAGGGCGGCAAGAAATGAGCGAGGATCTGATCGTCACCGTGCAGGACCTGCGCGCCTCCCGGCTCTGCTTTCAGGGCGCGCGGCCGTGGTTTCGCCGTCACGGCCTCGACTGGCAGGCCTTCCTCGCAGACGGGCTGCCCGCCGACGTGCTGGCCGCGACCGGCGATGCGCTGGCCTTCCGTGTGATCGCGGAGGCAGAAAAACGCGCGGCGCGCGGGACGTAAGATGGGCGGTCGGTCTAAGTCGCAAACCGTCGGCTACCGCTATTCGCTCGGGGCGCATCTGGCGCTCTGTCACGGGCCCGTCGATGCGATCCGCGAGATCCGTGTTGATGACCGCACAGCCTGGTCGATCGGAACGGGTCAGAGCACATCACAAGGAACCGGTGTCGGCGCATTGGCAAGCTATGGCACCGTTTCCGGCATGTCCGCCACCGCGGCGGCGGAAGGCGACAGCGTGGCCGAGGTCCGGTTCGCGGGCACCCTCACGGGCATTCGGCTCGGCCAGAGCTATGACCTGCAGCTTCTGACGGATAACGGGACCCGCGCCGTAACCGTGCAGGCCGTAAGCTTTGTTGCGGACAGCGGCATAACCACCTGGCTCGTCGAGCCCGCAGCCACAGCCTTCACGGCGCAATCAGTGTCGGTGTCGGACGCGGCCAGCGTACCCAGCCTGAACGGCGGGGCTGCGGGTGGACGCATCCGGATCAACAAGCCCGATCTTTTCGGCGGCGAGAAGCGCGAAGGCGGCATCGTCGGCGACATTGATGTGCTGATGGGCGCACCGAACCAGGCACAGAACGATTATCTCGCTGCTAATGCCGGTGCCGATGTGCCGGGCTATCGCGGGATTTGTTCGCTGGTGCTGCGGCAGGTGTTCCTCGGCCTCAATCCCTACCTCAAGCCGTGGTCGGTCCGCCTGACGCGGATCCTGAAGGCCGAGGATGGGGGCCAGCAATGGTATCCCGAAAAGGCACAGATCGTGCCTGAGGTCCGGATCGGCGATGCCGCAATCTACATCGCCATGGATGCTTCGGGCTCAATGTCGGGCTCGCGCATGGCGGCTCAGATCGCCGCTGTCTCGCGTCTGGTCGAAGAGATCGGCGAGAACGCCCTGGAGCCGAACGACGTCCAGATCGTTACCTGGAACTCCACCGTGTCCGGTACGATCCTGCGGCGCGACGCCGATGCCACAGCCTATGGCGAGCTCAAGGACTGGGTCGACGCGCTTTCAAGTTCCGTGAGCGGCGGCACGGATTTCGGCGTCGCCGTCAGCCAGGCAGGAACGTTTTTCAACGGCTCGGGTGGCAAACGCCGCATCCTGATCTTCGTCACCGACGGTGAACCGAGCCCGGCCTCGACCCTCCAGACCGCCATTGCAACGCTCTCCGGCATCTCGGAGGTCGATGTCTTCGCCTTCAACATCGCACTTTCGGACACCAGCGCCACCGCTCAGATCGACAACACGCCCGTCGATGGCGTGCCGGTGGTGCCACCCGGTGATCCCGATGCGCTGGTGGCCTCGCTGCGGGCCGCCTTCGGGCAAGGCCCTGACATGAACCCCGCGCACATCATACGGGAATGTCTGACCAACGGCGACTGGGGCCTCGGGCATACCTTCTCTGACATCGGCCCAAGCTTCGCCATCGCTGCGGATGCGCTCTTCTCCGAGGGCTTCGGGTTGTCGCTGCTCTGGCAGCGGGAATCCACGATCGAGGACTTCATCTCCGACGTGCTGAAACACATCGACGCCTATCTCTATGTCGATCGCCGTTCGGGACGCTGGGAGTTGCGCCTCATCCGCGCTGATTATGATCCCGAGACGCTGCCGGTTTTCGATGAGACCAATGTCGTTGACTGGGGCGAGCTTGGCCGCCGCGAGGCTGCTGATCTCGTCAACAGCGTCACGGCGAAGTTTTCCGACGCGCGGACCGACCAGACCGGATCGGTCAGCGTGACCGACACCGCGCTCGTCCAGGACCTCGGTCAGGTGGTCAGCGCGACGGTCGATTACCCCGGCATTCGCTTCGAGTCCCTTGCAGTGCGGGTCGCTGAACGCGACCTGCGGGCGCTGTCGGCACCGATCTTATCGGGCGAGATCACGGTCAGCCGTGTTGGTGCAAACCTCGATCCGGGTGACGTGATCGTGCTGTCAAACCCTAGGCGTGGGCTTGAGGGTGTCGTGGTCCGCATTGTCGAAATCGACCATGGCGACGGGCGCGCCAATGGCGTGCGCCTCAGGGTCGCCGAGGACGTCTTCGCGCTTGGCGAGACCGCCCTTGTCGGTGGCGAAAGCGGCGATCCTGGAAGCCTGATCCTGCCACCCAAGCCGCTGACGCGCCGTTGGGTGGCTGAAGCGCCATACTGGTTGCTGGTCCAGGAGTTGGGGCATGCGCAGGCCGACGCGCTTCTGGATGAGGATCCGGGTGTTGGTGCGATCGTCGCGGCGGGGGAACGTCCTTCGGCTGATGCGCTCTCTGCGCAAGTCTGGAGCGACAGTGGGGCGGGTTACACGCTCGAAGAGGCGGTCGAGTTTGTGCCGACGTCGCTGCTCGTGTCAGACGTTAGTGACGATCCAGCCGAACGCGTGCTTACCGTCGGCAGCTGGACCGGGCTCGGGGACGTGGCCATCGGCACGCTTGCCGCGATCGGAGACGAGTTGGTCCGGATCGATGGGGTGAGTGCGACAGCGCTGACCGTCGGGCGCGGGTGTCTCGATACGGTGCCGCAAGCCCATACCGCAGGCACGCCAGTCATCTGCTGGCAGCAGCTGGCTAATGCGTCCGAGGTGGGGTTTGCGGCCGGAGAGACGGTCAAGATCAAGATGCTGCCCGAGACTGGCTTCGGGACATTGCCGCTCGCGCAGGCACCCGAAGATGCCGTAACGCTGGCCAGCCGCGCCATTCGTCCGCTTCCGCCCGGCGATCTGCGTAGCAATGGTGTCTCAGTCGTGAACCCAAACGTCCTGAACCTCGGGCCGGTCCTGCTGACCTGGTCCCATCGTGACAGGCTGACCCAGACCAGCAGCGTGTTCGACGCCTATGACGCGGCGGACATTGGACCGGAACCTGGGGTCACCTATGCGGTCGAGATCCGCTGGGTCGATCCCGATACCGACGCAACGCTCGAGCCACCGGCCGCGGTGATCGACGTGGGTGCCGCCAACAGCATCACGATGACAAAGGAGGATGTGCCGATCCTCGCAGCGCCCACAGGCACGAAGCATTTCGAAGTCCGGGTGCAGGCGCGGCGCACGACCGGTACGATCGCCTACGAGGCGTGGCAGGCCCGGTCGATCCGGCTCTTCATGCCGGACGGCATCAAGGTCGCCGAGGTCTCCGCCTGGACCGAGATCGGGGCCGACGCGCGCTTGACCGTTGCCGAGACGGTAATCTTCCTTGATCGCGGCGGGGCGGTACAACTGACCATCGCAGAGGCCGCCATCTGGATCGGCTTTGGCAGTGACGCGCGCCTCACCATCCCGGGCATCGACATCTTTAACGAATGGGGCGGTCAGTCCCGTCTCACGGCCGCCGAGGCCGTTCTGTACATAGAGGTAATCCCATGAGCCACATTCTCCATCTTGGACACCAGGTCATCGATCTTGCGGGCATCGAGGGCCGCATCAGCGCCGACGCCGTCGGGTTCGACGCCGATCTGGACGTCAACTGCATCAAGATCACGACGACCGAGACAGCCTCCGTCCCGTTCTCGGCCTCCTGGGGTCCGCCCACCGGCGATGTCTGGCTTGGGTTCCGCTACCGGGCCCCCGCGAACACCGCGAGTTTCATCGGCACGGATGGCAGCTTCCTCGAGTTCTATGACGATAGCAGCAGACTCATCGCCAGTGTCCGCACCGAACGCGACGACGAGAAGTACCATGCAATGGCCTATGGCGACACGACGCAGGAGGGCGCGTCCTCCTTTAGCGCCGCTGATGGCCAACCGTATTGGGTCGATGTCCGGATCTCGGTTGGTGCCGACATTACCATCGAATTCTACGTCGATGGCGTCCTGCAGAGCAGCGTTACGGCACCGAACACCGGCGGTAAGGGCAAGCCGGTGAAGTGCATCTGGAAAAACTTCGGGCTCCACGACTATTATACCAATACCACCTGCTATTACGCTCATATCGCGGTGCTCGACGGCGTCTCGACCATCGGGAGGCGGTTCGCGCGGCGCACGCCCGATCTGGTCGCGACCTATGATGCCTTTTCGGGCGGGGTCGATGCGGTGAAGGACGGCGACATCGCCACCCGCGCCGCGAGTGACATTGCCGGTCAGCGCATGTCATTTTCGCTGGCGGGGCCGACGGGGCCTGCCGGGGCTTCGGCCATCGCGGGAGTGCATGTGAAGCAGCTTGCTCAGCTTGGCACAGCAGGACCGACGGGCGTCGCGGGGTTTCTGCGGATTGGCGGGGTGGATTATGATGCGTCGCCCGGCACACCGTCGCCTGATATGGCCAGTCCGATCTATTCGACCTGGGACGTGAACCCGGCCGACAGCACGGCCTGGACAACGGCCGCGCTGCCGACAGAAGTCGGGATTATCTCGTCATGACGCCACCTCGCGCCGATCAAGGCGACATGCGCATGTCCGAGATCGAATTCCAGGTCCTGCTGACGCGCGCTGCTGAAGCGGGTGCCAAACGCGCGCTTGCCGATGCCGGGATCGATGGCAAGGACGCCGCCCTCGATATTCGTGATCTCCGCTCACTGCTCGACTGCATCCGTTTCGTGCGGCGCACGGCCGTTCAGACGGCCGTCCACCTCATCACCACCGGCGTGATGCTGGCGCTCCTCGCCGGGATCGCCCTGAAGCTCAAGATCTTCGGCGGCGGCCCGTAAAAGCGCTCCGCCTCAGTTCACCTGCCAACCCGCACCCGCCCTTGTGGCGGGTCTTTTTGTTTCTGGAGGAC